TAGCAAAATAGTTGGCACTGGGCGTGGTATTCGCACTTATGTAAATATTGGCGGTGCTTATGCTGCCACTTTCAATACTACCAGCACTTATTTTTCCCAAGAACGTTAAAGTTGGTGGATTGGCTAGTGTATCAATACTAAATGCAGCTACGTTGCCATTTGCACCTGCCTTGCTGACAAAAAAGTTGTCGGCATTAATCACAATGTTGGCAATGTTGCCGTTGTTTACACTGGTAATGCCGCTTATGTAGCCATTGCTGTCAAGTTTCACGCTCCAGGTATTATTAAGCCCGTTGACACTCGTGCTCAAGGTCGTAACGCTGCCACTTACACTGCCCAAAGTGGTGCTTACTGTGGTTATACTTTGAGCCAGCACACTGCTGTTGCTGGCAATAGCTTGATTAAGTGTGCTAACTGCTGCATCAGTATATCCCAACACATATGCATTGACACTGTTGATTTGTTGTGCCAATATGCTGCTGTTGCTGATAATAGCTTGATTAAGCGCACTTACTGCCGCGGCCCCTACCCCTAACACATATGCATTGACACTGTTGATTTGTTGTGCCAATATGCTGCTGTTGCTGATAATAGCTTGGTTCAAGGTATTAACACTGGCAGTTAAAGAGTTACCCAAGCTGACATTTACCACACTAATTTGTTGGGCCAGTGCTGCACTGTTGCTGACAAGGTTTTGATTAAGCTGTATAACACTGGCTGTCAAGCTGTTGATAACTGTGGTATTAGTGGCATTGACTTTGTTGTTCAAGCTCACGCTTATGGAAGTCAAATCAGCACGCACATTGGATAAAAAGTTGCTTACTGTTGTTTTGCGTGATAGTCCACCTGAGTTAATGATCAGTAAATCAGGATCAGTTACAATACTTAAACTGGGAAGATTGGGAATTGCGATATTGGCCATGTGATCTCTGCTGCCTGATTGAATGTTGCAGTGTATTTATTTACATACGATATTGATATCTCTTGTCACAGACTGTATGCTGGTGATTATGGAATATCAAGCAGAAATCTACACCAAAAAAACATGCAAACACTGCAACTTGGCCAAGAAACTTTTGGCCCAACACAATATCAGCTATCAAGAATACATTATTGGCGGTGATCCTAACCTGCTTGCTGAAAATCAGCAAGTGACAACTCGTGAAAGTCTTCTAGAACGTTACCCTGATGCCCGGACTGTTCCACAAATTTGGTTGGACGGGCAACATATTGGCGGTGCCGAAGAACTAGAACAGTATTTTACTGGCATGGACCGTCAGGAAAATCACCAGTAAATATCTAAAAGGAGACATATATGCCGTTAAATCCGCCTAGCTACAAGGGACAAGATGTTTACTACAGTCCTGATACTTGGGTAAATCAAGTGCCTGTTGCTTTGTGGCAAATTCCACAAAGCAACAATGTGGGAACTGATCAACTCACTCAAGCTTTATTTCAAGGCTGCCATATTGATGGCGCTGGAACACCTGAAAGCCTTGTTGCAGCTCAACAATATCAAAAAGAACTTGTGAGTAAAGGACTTATCAGCCAACAAGAAGTTGATCAAGCTGCAAATGTTCAACAAGGTCTCGGTGCAAGTGATACCAAGCCACCTCCCAATACGCCAACATTTGGTAATGACACAGGTGGGGTAGAAAACTCAACTAGTTTCCCTGGAACCTTACAGTTAAGTCGTAGGTTTACTTTGGGACAACTTACACTTAAACCATTTGTGGATTTTCAACATCAAACACGAGATTTTGGTGGACTAACACAAGGGCAAATAGTTGCTAACTTGAAACTTTTAGCCATAAATGTCCTAGACATTGTTATTGATAAATTTCCCGACATGCGGGTTACAAATACATTTAGGGCCAACGATCCTCCACGATACTATGCAACTAATCAACATGCAAAAGGACAGGCTGCGGACTTGGTGTTTAGTAAAACAGATAAGCGACAGTATTTTACTATAGCTCAGTGGATTAAGGACAACACACCTTTTGATCAACTTATTTTAGAATGGCGTACTGGGGGCGGCCGTGCCAGCCCCAGCCATTGGATTCATGTAAGTTATGCAGGAACTAGTAATCGTCCAAGAACCAATCGTGAATGTGTTATGACCATGGTAAATGATGTGAGATGTCAGCCCAACAACGGATTTGGTTTGGTAGATTTAAGTGCAAACTTTGTATAAAGGAAAACAAAATGTTAATAACTGCACCAACTGATATTGGTTCAATAGTATCTATTAAACTACAAAGTGGAGTTGAGCTTATCGGCAAACTGCATGCGCAAGATGCTACTACAGTTACGCTGGCCAAGCCTCTTATAGTTGATTTGACCATGGATCCACAAACACAAAAAGTAGCTATTGGCATGGCACCGGGGTTTGTTTTAGGGGCTGATTGGGATCAAAACGTCAGTTTAAATCGAGACCACATCACCACGTTAGTAAAATCAGCTCAAGCCATGCAAGACAATTATACCCAAAGCACCAGCACTATTGCTTTGCCACGTAGGTCGGGTATTATTCAGTGACTTTAACTTTCCCGGGCATACGCACATTTTTGCGCAGTTGGACCAGTCAGCAACCACAAACAGCTTTCGTGGTTGTGGGCTTGCCCAGTGATTGTGCAACAAGCCATAGACCCGGTGCACGCATGGCTCCTGCTGCTATAAGGCATAGCAGTTTACATTTAGTTGATGGGGTTTGTGATGATTGGCCTGTTGATGTTACCCAGAACCTAACTGATCTTGGCGACGCCAATCTCAGCACGGGCAATCTTGCAGTAACATTGACTGAAATACAGCAGTTGATTTTACAACTGCATGCAGCTGAACATCACGTAGTTGCCATGGGCGGTGACCACAGTGTGACTTTGGGTATTTTACGCGGCATGCATCATCGCTATCCGCGTCTAGCGTGTGTGCATTTGGATGCACATTGTGATACTTGGCAACGTCATGGCAGTCAGCCTCAGGGACATGGTACTTGGTTGCGTAATGCCATTGAAGAAGGACTAATAGATCCTGAAAAAACAGTGAGTATTGGTGTAAGAAGTCCTGCAGACAATCCCACAAGATTTTGGTTGAACACTCAAGGTGGCTTGACCATTTCAGCTAGATCAGCCATGAGGGCGCAGCCTTACGAATTATTTGCTAGTATTCTAGAGCGTATTGGCGACACGCCCTGTTATTTTACCCTGGACATTGATGTCCTAGACCCTGCTTATGCTCCAGGGACAGGAACTCCCGAGATAGGCGGATTGACTAGCATGTGGGTTGATGAGTTTATCGACTGCATGCATGTTTTAAATTTAGTAGGCATGGATTGTGTGGAAGTTGCTCCGGCATATGATCACAGTGAGATTACCAGTTTGGCAGCGGCAACTTTCATGTGGAGATATCTCAGCATGCAAATACACAAAGCTGGACAATCTAGTTGACAATATTAGCTGTCTTGTATATACAATAGGTAGGGGTCCAGCCCAGTAACCAAAATGGACCCACAAACACACACAGGAGACTAACATGGAACACAACGGTTACAAAATACGTTATGACTTGATTAACATGGCAAAAGACATGCTAATGGAGGAATGGAACTGCAAGCGTCAAGCTGCTGAACAAACCTATTATCAGCTTTGTGAGATTGAACGTCGACGAGAATCCAGCGTGGAAGTTCCTTATCCCACTGCTAATCCACTTCCATCAGGTCATCAGATTATTGCACTAGCTCAACAGTTAAATGACTTTGTAAGTCGCAAGCATTAAAAGGAAAACATGGAACCTAATTCATTCGCAACAGCCAACCCTGATGCCACACAAGAACAAATAGATCAGGGATTAAAGACTTATCTTGTAAGCATTTATAACAAAATGACCATGGCTCTTGCAGTAACAGGGGCTGTGGCGTATTGGGCCAGCTGGGCTCTCTTGCCCATGATGCAAACACCCCTGTGGATTGTCATGGCACTTTTGCCATTGGCATTTATTTTGGTGCTAAGTTTTGGTATTGACAAGTTCAGCGTGCCCATGGCAACAGCGGTATTTTATCTTTTTGCTGTGTCCATGGGCATTAGTTTAAGCACAATATTTGTGCTTTACACTACAACTAGTATTGCCAAGGTGTTCTTTATCAGTGCAGCAACATTTGCCGCAGCCAGCATTTATGGTTACACTACTCAAAGGGATTTAACTAGCATGGGTAGTTTTTTAATCATGGGTGCTGTGGGTATCTTTATCGCGGGTATTGTGAATATCTTCTTGCAAAGCAGTCTCATGAGTTTTGTGATCAGTTGCATTGCAGTGTTGGTATTCACAGGACTAACGGCTTATGATAGCCAGCAACTAAAAGAAGAATACATGAGTCAAGGTGCAGTTTATGGTTTTGACAGTGCTGCCAAAAGCAGTATTTTTGGAGCACTTACTCTTTACCTTGATTTCATCAATATTTTCGTTCACTTAATGAACCTAATTGGTGATAGAAAATAAACTCCTCCAGGAAACTGGTAATCCCCAACCTAGAGTCTTGCAAGGCTCTAGGTTTTTTTGTATAGTCCAAGAGTCATGTCAGAAAATATCAAAAAGCTCACACCTTATCAACACGTTAGATTGCGCACGACTGTGTATTATGGAAATACCAGTCCTCACACGCAGCCGGTAATAGACTATCAAGGGCCAGAACCTCAGTTACAAGAGGTCACTTGGGTTCCTGCTGTGTTTACTACCTTTAGAGAAATAGTTGACAATGCCCTGGATGAAGTAGTTGCGCACGGGCATGGTAGTCGCATTGACATTACCTATGATCCGCAACAACTGACGTTCTCCGTAAGCGATGATGGCCGAGGCATTCCCATTGATTGGGACCCTGAACACAAATGCCACAAAGCCACGCTGGCACTAAGTGAACTCATGAGTGGCCGAAACTTTGACGAGCGTACCAACACAGCAGGCA